GCTATGTAGCGCGGTGCGGCCAGTCGTGGAATATCAGCGGACTGACGCCGGGTGCCTGCCCGACGCCAGCCCTAACCTCCAGAGCGAAGGAACCGCCCTGATGGCTACAAGACGTATTCGCACAACTCAGCGCATCCTGTCCCGTGAACCGCTGACCCTATTCCCCGAAACGCTACGCATCTGCACTAGATGCCGAGGGCAATTTCCAAGAACCGATTTTTATGCAGACAAGTCGGTCAAGGATGGATTGGCCCCAGACTGTCGCTACTGCGCAAGCAAAGACGCAACCCGGCACATGATCAAGCGGGTCTACGGTCTGACCCCTGACCAATTCGACGCCATGCTTAGCCGTCAGCAGAACCGCTGCGCCTGCTGTGACCGCGAGCTAGAAATTGGCCAGAAGCGACACATCGACCATTGCCACGACACAGGACGCATCCGTGGCATCCTTTGCCGCCGCTGCAATGTCGGCATTGCTATGGCTGAACATAGCATTGAGCGGCTGCGCCAAATGATCGCCTATCTGGAGCAGTTTACCAATTAGTATGCCCGTTGCCGCTGCGGCGGGCGGCGACCTGCTGGGCGGTCAGCAGGGCGGCGCCGTTCTGCCAACTCGGCTTGGCGGCGAACGCCTCGGCGGCCGCGGACACCTGCTCGGCGGGCCGCGGCGGCGGTGCCGAGCCGCGCGGCGGGGCGGCGCGAACCACGGGCGAGGGCGCGGCGGTGCGCGGCATCGATTTCATCTGCATGTCGTAGGCCATGGCCTTCATCAGGGTCTCGAGATACTTCGGGTTGGTGAGGCCATCGAGTTCGGCTTCGCTGTATCCCATGTCCTGAGTGGCCCAGCGACGGATGTGCTGCTGCACCTCGCCGCGCTGCTGCGGATCGGACCAGAACGAATACTTCTCGGCGAGGTAGCGGTTGCCTTCCTCGAGCGCCTTGGCAACGGCAGCGTCGCGCGCCTGGTTCTGCATCCTCTGCATCTGCTCGTAGCGCTGATTGTGCGCCCAGGACTCGTAGAAGGCATTCATCTGTTCGGCGTAGGCTTGCGGGTTGGTCTGCTTCAGCATCGGGTCCGGCGGCTGGGTCTGCTGGAACTGCTGCTGCATCCGCTGGATTTCCGGCTGGATGGTCGGCAGGAACTGCGCGAGCAGGGCGTGGGCCTCCTGTAACTCGCGCTGCTGTTGCGCCAGCTGCTGGGTCTTGAAGGTGTAGTCCTTCGCTAGGTTGAGTTCGCGGCGCAGTTCGGCCTCGGAGAGACGGCGGCCCTCGAACTCGAAGGCCGGCGCGACCGGTGTGCCCGTCTCGGCCTCTGGAGCGCTCTCAGAGGGCGCCTCGCCCGGTTTGAGCCCCAGTGCCCGCTCCATGGCCTCGACGCCGCTGGCGCGCTTGGGAGGGGCTTCTGCGGGCGTCCCACGCTCGGCTTCCTCAGCAGCGGGCGGTTCGCGTCCAGCCGGCGCTGCGCCATCGCCCATTGGGGCCTGCGCCTGCGGTGCCGGGCGTGCGCTGCGCAGCATGCGGGCGGCGTCGGAAATGGAGATCGCCTGCTGGGTGTTAGGGGCCGGAGAGACCGGCGCGGGCGCGTCAACGGACACGTCAGCAACAGGCGTGCTTACGCTCTCAGACATGGTTCAGTCCTCGTGATGTCCCCTGGGGGTTATTCGAGCGCCTTGGCGCGCTCGTCCTCGGCCAGGCGGTCCTGATTGACCCTGGCCATGGCGGTCAGGTGACCGCGCAACTCATCGATGGCCACGACCTTGATGCGGTTGAGCTCCCGCACCTCAGGCGTGGTGCCGTAAACCGCGTATTGCTCGCCGACCTTGCGCATCTCGGAGAGGAACTGCTGCAGGATCTCGTCGTGCAGCAGCCGCTGTGCGCCGGCCACCGCGATCTGCAGGTCTCGCTCCTCTGGATCCTCTTGATCGAGGAAATCGGACATTTACGGCCCCGCTGGCACTGGCCCACCAGGGCCTGGCGGCCGTGGCATCTGTGGCCCGCCCATGCCAGCAACCAGCCCGCTGATGGCGCGATTGCCGATCTGACCATACGCCGTCGGCAACTGTCCGGTCTGCAGCGCCTGCCGCACGCCCATCGCGGTCGCCGGGTCCGGCGCACCTGGCCGCGGCATCTGGGTGGGCTGGTTGGGGTTCGGCATCATCGGCCGCCCCGGCATCTGCGGACCCTGCGGGCGCTGCTGTGGCCCTCCCGGCGGCGGCTGCTGCAGCGACTGCACCCCGGTTGCCGGCTGCATCGGCGAGGTCGGCGGCGGAACGTCCGGCAGCAGCCCAAGGCGCGGGGCGTTGCTGCGCATAGCCTGCTGGAACTCGGTCAGGCTCGGCGCCGGTGTGCCGAACTGCGCCGCTGCAATCCAGGTCTTGGTCCAGGCATCAAGCGCCGCCTTGTCGCGTTGCAGATCATCATCCTGCAGCGCCTTAGCGCGCTCGGTCTGTGCCTTGCCGCGGTCCGTCTCGAGGTCGGCAGCGTTCTTCTGCTGCTGGGCCATCGCCAGCAACTGGCTGTCGGACGGCTGGTTGTTGGGCGGCGGCGGCTGCCAGCCCGGCGGCAGCGCCTTGAAGTAGCTGCTCACGTCAGCAATATTCGCCGTCTCCAGCATACGCGCCAGCGTGTTCCGATATTCCGGGATGCCCACCAGCGGGTTGTCCATGCCGGTCTGCGAGATGATCATCTCCTGCTTGCCGGCGATCTGGCTGAGCATGGCCAGCCGCTCCATCGGCATGCCCTTGCCGCCGACGTTCACCGACGCCTGCCACTGGGTCTGCAGGGCGCGCGGGTCGATCCGCACGAACTCGCCGCGGATCGCGATGGTGTTCGGCCTGTCCTGCTGGCGCGCCAGCATCTTGAGCAGGCCGTGATAGAGCGGCGCCAGCCCGGTCTCGGCCAGGGTGCGCGCCATCATATCCAGCCGATCCTGCGCCGCCGAGGTCTGCTGTGACACGGCTATGGGCGCGGTCGACTGCAACTCATCAACGGTAAGGCCCTGTGACGCGCGCGTGATCCCTGTCCTGCTCTCCCTGACCGCTTCGAGCACTTCGAGGATCGGCAGCGCCTCCTTGCCCTGGAACGGCTTGACCAGTTCCTGCACCGCGCCCTGTTGCGCCACCCTTATGATGCTGCCTATCGCGGTCTGGCGGATGTCCGCCTGGTTGACCTGGCCCAGCGTCATCACGGTGCGCGGATACATCGACTGGCCGAGGCTATCGAGGGTGGCGCGCATGACGCGGCTCTGCAGCCGCTGCAGGTCCATCACCATGTCGGCCTGGCTCATGCCGATCACGCGGCCGGGCTCGCGGTAGGGCGTGAAACACGCCAAGGGGATCTCGTCCACCCGCTCCCACTGGATCAGCCGCACCTGATCGCCGAGGCAATGCACGTGCAGCAGCTCGGCGCGATGGTCATTGTCGGCGTCGCAGCGGATCCAACCCTCGATGTAGCGACACATCGCCATCGACCGGTCGTTGGGCGGCCCGCCGCGCATGTTGTAGCCGGACAGCGGATCGCGTGACACCGCCTCGGTGCGCCGCCACATGCTCATATCGCCGACCGTGTTGGTCAGCACGTCATGCTCGGGCAGCCCGGCCTCGATCAGTTCGGTGGCCGGCACGTCGCGGACGTGGAACACCGCACGCGCATTGGCCACGGTGTTGGCATCCGGCACGATCCAGACGCAATCGGACGGCACGTTCTCGACCACCGGCCACGCCTGCTGCGCGGTGCGGTGGATGGTCGCAGACCAGTATTCCGGCGGGTTCCCCTGCTGCAGATACATCATGCCGTCCGGCGTGCGCATCACCGCCTGTAGTTCATCCCGCGTCATCGGCCGGCGCACGATGCGCTGGGTTTCGATGCCCGGTTCGGACAGCAGCATCTGCAGTTGCGGCAGCAGCAGGTTGTTGCACACCTCGACGCGCGATTCCTGCAGCTTGCCCCAATGCCAGCGCACCCAGCCGGCCTTGCGCGTCAGGGCGTCCAGCAATGCATCGTGGAGGATCTGCCAGCCCGGATTGGCGGTGAACAGCGCCCAGCGCGCATAGTCGGTGGCCTGGCGAGCGAGCATCGCTGCCTGCTGGTCATTGCCGGTGATTTCGTAGCTGATCGGCTCGAACGAGACCGGGTCTTCCACCCCGGTGAACACGCGCAACAGGCTAGGCAACGTGCTGCGTATCGTGTCCCGCACCACGGTGAGCACGAGGTGGCTGCGGCCTTTGAGCTCGCTCTCGTCGCCGAAGCCCTCGCCGCGGTAGTAGCGGTTGGCGCTGACGCGCTCCTGATGCAGGTAGTTGTCGTAGGTCTGCGCGTTCTTGAAATAGAACTGGATGATGCCCTGGATTTCGGTGTCGGTCTTGCCCAGGCGCTCGTAGATGATCTCCTGCTGCCACGGCACTTCGTCCGGCTTGGATGCCGGTATCAGTCCCTTGGCGTAGGGCCTGATGGCGGCCGGGATGTCGCTGTGATCGTCCGGCGGGATGTCGTCACGCTGGGGCGCGATCAGCTGCATCAGGACATGCTCTTGGCCGATCGGCGAGCCGGTCGGACGCAGCAGCGTCGGCAGTTGCGGCAGCGGCGGAGGTGTCGATGCATCCATGCCAGCCTGCATGCCCATAGGGCCTTGGCCGGGCATCGGTGCAGGACCGCCGGGCGGTCCCACCGCTGGGAGCGGCATCATTGGGGCACCCGATGCGATCGGAGGGCCAGGCGGTGGTTGGATCGTGGCGCTCATATCTCCATTTCCAGCATGGGCGGCATGACCGGATTGGGATCGAACAGCCCGCTATTCTGCTCGCTGGCCACCATCATCCCGTGCTCGGCCAGCGTCAGCATCAGCGCATCGGCCGCATCCGGGCTCGGCAACCCCCTCATCCGCATGCTCTGCTTGTCCTCGATCTTCAGCTTGCCGTCCGAAGTGAACGCATACTTCGGCGCCACTAGGTCATCGCGCAGTTGCTCGTCGCGCGGCAGCCTGACGCGGCGGCTCTGCAGCCACTCGCGCACCCGGTGCCACAGATCGTCGCGCAACCGCATGAAATGTTGCTTGTTGGACGGCTGCTCCCCGACATTGATGCCGAGGATGGGCAGCCCCTGCTCATGCAGCCGATCCACCACGCCGGCGCCCACACCGATGCTGTCGATGACGATCAGCTTGGGCTTGCTGCCTGCCAGGTCGTATTCGGCCTTGACCGCGCCGGCGACCGCCATGGTGTCGAAGCCGCGCCAGCGCCGCGGCATCTCGGTCACCACGTAGCCCTTTCGCTTGACTAGGCACGAGGCGTCGTTGCCGAAGCGCGCGCAGTCCAATCCCCAGAGTTCCGGCGCGGTGGCATCAAGCGGCACATCCCTGGCCATCGCGCTGTCCACCAGCTCGGCGGCAATGAAGCTGTCGTCATCGGCGCTCGGAAACTGCCCCAGCACGCGGACCTTGTAGGCATTGGAGGTCTCGCCGTAGCGCCGCGCCATCTCCTCGATGTAGCCGGGCGTGACCCGCTTGGACGCGGCGCTGGACACCGTCATGCAGTGCCAGCGGTCGCGCTCCAGCGTGTGCACCCGCCAGAAGAACCCGGTGTTGCGTGTTGGATTGCCGATCAGTAGGGTGATGGCGCCGGCGCTGCTCATGGAGCCTGACGCGGCCTCGTAGACCGCCTCGTCGATGCCCGATGCCTCATCGGCCACCAGCAAAATGTGGCTGCTGTGCAGCCCGGCCATTGCCTCGGGCTGGTCGGCCCGGCTGGTGCGTGCGGTGATGAACGATTCGGCGTCCGCCTTGAGCCTGATGTGATCGGCGGTGATGTCCCACAGGCCGCGCCAGGCATCTGGCAGCTGGTTGAACCACTTGTGGGTCTCCGGCACGAGCACGTCGAACAGCTGCGGTGCGCTCGGCGCGGTGATGGCGCACTTGAACGGCGCGCGGGTGTTGGCGAACCAGCAAATGGTCCAGGCGGCGAGGCAGCTCTTGCCGACGCCGTGGCCGGAGCGGATGGCGAGGCGGGTATGGCCGCGGGCGATGGCGCGCAGCGCCTCGAGCTGCCACGGGTCGGGCTCGACGTGCAGCACCTCGCGCACGAAGCCGATCGGCGCGCGGGCATAGCGGGCGATGGCGGCCTCGAACGGGTTGGCCGCGTTGGCGATGGCCTGCGCCCAGTTGGGCGGGAGGGTTTCGGTGTAGTCCTTCACGTTCTGCCAACAACTTGATATTACACGCGAGATACGGCGATTTGAACCGAACTGGCTGGTTTCGGTTCGTTACTCGGGGGATTTCAGACCGGACACTTTGACCGACAGATTGTCGGGCGAACATTGCGGCAACTGTTCCGTCCGATAAGCGATCTTTGCGGACGTTATCGCCCATGTCGCTTTTCCCACATTCCGATAATTGCCATCGCGGCTCCGAGGTATTCAGCCTTATGCGTCTCATCCTCCCACGCCTCTTGATTTGCTGGCGCAAAGCGGTTCCACAGCTCTTGGGCTTCCGTCTCGACCTCTATCTCTGTGGGTGTCTCGTATGGGAAATCTGTGGTTTGGTGATCAGTCATCTTGGTTTGCCTCCCGGCCTCCGCTGCAAACGACCGTTTAATGGCACTTTGTTGAATTGTAAAAACGCCCGATTGAGTATCATCGTCCCTTACGCTCGTCCCAGCGGCCGTTGCGGCGGGCAACCTTGCCGGCTAGGATGCCGTCACTGATGACTTTGTTGATGGTCCCCTGCGGCCGCTGGAGCTCGCTCGCAATGTCCTTGTAGGCCACACCGTCGGCGGCCAACGCCCAGACCCGCGCCCGCTCCTTGTCGCTCATCGGGGTAGGTCGCTTGCGCATCACACATCAGGCATCACACTGAGCGTCAGGTCCCGCCAGATCTTGTGCGGGTGACTGCTGAGCGCCTGCCGCAGCGCCTTGACCGCGGCGGCCGCGCGATCCCCGGCGTTGACGATGACGATGGCATGGCGCCGCTCGCTCTCGGACTGCGGCGAGATCGTCACCTCCACCCGCCACGAGAACCGGCGCCACAGCATCATAGATCCTCGTCATCCAGCGGCGGAGGGCGATGTGATGTGGCGGCAATCACCATCAGCATGAGCCATACAACGGCGATGACGAGCACTCACGCCCGCCGCCGCACCAACCCGATGCCAAGCACCCCCAACCCCAGCAGCGCGAGCGAGGCCGGCTCAGGAACCGGCGTGGCGCTGAAGTTGCCGGCGATGCTCGACGTGAAACCTTGCAACGTCGACCCGACGATGCCCACCGGCGGCAGCACGTTGGTAAAGCTGAGGCTGATCGCCTCCGGCAGCCCGAGATCGATCGCCGGGATCTGGTCGGAGCTGGTGGTGATGATATCGGGCGGGGCGCCCACGGACAGCGTCAGGCTCGGTCCGGTGCCGAACACCGCGTCGGTGAACGTGCCGCTGAGGTAGTTGGCTCCGGTTCCCCCGAGCCCGGAGGTGATCTGCCAGCTGCCGGCGTAGTGCTGCAGCACCGAGGTGCCGATGGCAACCGCGGCATCGGTGCTAGTCGCGGACAGGTTCAGGATCGCGGGGCCGAGAAACCCGCCGATGTCCTGGGTGATGGTGATGGCGACATTCGTGCCGCTGATCGTGGTCGCGGTATCCGTGCCGTTCGGCGTCGCGGTGATGGTGTTCAGGTTGGACACCTGACCGAAATTCAGCACCACGGTAGCGGAGGCTGGTGTGGCGAGCGCAAAGACGGTCGCGGCGAGCAAGGCGAGTTTCATGGCTTGTCATTCCTTTGCAGACAACTCTCGATGATGCGTTGGATCATCGCGTTGCGGACCGTAGTGTTGTGCTGGAACACCCATGCCGCGACGCCGAGGAACACGATGTTCAGCAGCACCAGCAGCAGGAATGCCGGCGGAAGCGCCCTTATCAATTTCTCGCTGACCGAGGCCAGCAGCCCGGTGCCGTTGGCGGCCTGGTTCATGCCGCCACCTCGGTATCGAGCGTATCCAGCCAGAGCGCACGGGCCTGCGTGATCGCGGTGCTGCGCAGCGTGTTGAGAGCCTCAGCGGACACTTCCCGTCCGCTGGCAAGATACGGTGCCAGCAACGCGGCATAGATCGGCGCAGCAAGCACGCCGATATGCTCGGCCAACTCGCGGTTCATGCCGCTACCTCAACGACGCTATAGGCATCGGCGTCATCCACCGCCTGCCCGGCGCCGCCCCTGGCCTGGATCAGCCGCCGCGATACCGGATGCCCAATCCACTGGTCGTAAACCCAAATGCCGTCGTCCGCGTGTTCGAGATAGATCGCGGCGTGCGATGAACCGTCAGTCTTATTGCCATAGCAACCATTGGCATCGAAACAGGCGATCGCGGTGCCCGGTGCGAGATCATCGCAATCCCACACCGGCGCACCCTCGATCCATAGGCTCGTCTGCGGCAGCTTCGTCACCGCGCGCACGTAGGCTACACACTGTCCACGGTGGCGGCCTTCACCGACCACCTGGCCCACGTAGTGCTCCGGATGCGCGGCGACGAACGGCATGTTACAGTGCGGGCGCCCGGGCCGTTGACGCGGCCGCGGGCACCCTGACCAACGAACCTATGCGGAGGCTCGATATGGCTCCCATCACACTATCCCTACGCCAATGACCAAGTCCAAAGGGCTGCTGAAGCAGCCGCGCAATGGGGAGAAGGCTGCATTCGTGGAACAGGCTGTTGCCTACACCGGAAACGACTGCCTGCTCTGGCCTTATCATCGGAACTGGTCCGGCTATGGCGTGATCGAGTTCCGTGGACAACGAAACTATCGGGTCCATCGCATTGTCTGCGAGCGCGTGCACGGTCTACCGCCAGAAGCTAAGTCCGTTGCGATGCACGCTTGCGGTAACCCGGCGTGTGTAGCGCCGGCTCATCTGCGCTGGGCCACGCAACGCGAGAACCTGGCCGACCGAGTGAACCACGGGACAATGACCAGAGGTTCCAGACAAGGACACGCAAAGCTGACGGAGAGTGACATCCCGCGTATCCGAACCCTCGCGAAGCTCGGCACGAACAACACGAAATTGGCTCAGCAATTCGGCGTTTCCCGGCGAACAATCGGCATGATTGTCATCGGGAAGACGTGGGCGTGGCTATGAGACCACGCCCCTTGGCGTCCGATCAGACAGGTGCTGGCACAGGTAACCCTTGGTCTGGCGCGGCGGTATAGGTCCGGATGTTCCATTCCTGCCCGGGCGCTTTCGTCGCAACGATGTATGACGAAGCATACTCGGGTGGCACAGGTGGCTGTGGCCAAACTTCCGGTGGCACCGGCGTGCCTCCAGCGGGCGGCACCCAAGGATGCTCCGGCGATGGCGGTATCGGATGAGACGGATACGGCGGCGAGCCGGAAGGTGGCACCCAAGGATGCTCCGGCGACCCGCCTGGCGGAACCCAAGGATGGCTTGGGTAACCAGGGATATGTATCGGGTGGTCTGGGTTGCCGGTTATCCAAATCGGATGCGACGGGCTGCCCGGCGACCCTGGTGGCACGCCGGGCACGAATATTGGATGGCTCGGCACCGGCGGCACTGGCGCGATCGGATGGGTCGGCGTGCCCGGCGAGCCTTCGACCGGGATGATGTAGGCGAGATAGCCTGCCATTACGTATGCTCCTGAATTGTAGCGATTGCGTCACGTCACGGCTGCGACTGGTGCGACCAGTGCGACCACGATCACGATGATGGCGATCAGCACGATGATGAGGAGAAATTGATCACCCATGAAACGGAATGAGCGCGAGTTGGCCATGACAGTCATGATGTTGGTTGAGGCAATCAGACCGATCCTGGCTGGCCATCCAGCGCCAGTCCAAGGCGCTGCCTTAGCGGACCTGCTCGCTATCTGGGTGGCTGGTCACCACGCCGATACCACTCCCAGTGGCGGGGCCACAGCCGAGACCGAGCGATTGCGTGCGGAGCTGCTGGAAAATCATGTCGCATTGGTCCGCCAGTTGATCCCCGAGAACGAGACGTGAGGAACATGCGGACTTTCGTTGCCTGAGCCTGCCTTGCGCATAGCTCGCGGGCCTAGAGCTATCGTGCTGCGCTATGGCGTTTGTGGCCGAACATGCGGATTACTGTGCATTCTTCCGCACGTTACCGCAGCAGCACCGGGCGCAGCGGGATTTCGCCCAGCAGCATCGACACCAGGATCAGAATGAAGATCAGCGCCACGATGGCTATGGCGATGGTGCCGAACGGCGCGGGCAATGGCAGCATCTGGATCACCCAGATGATAACGCCGAGCACCAGCAGCAGGACGAGAAGCCAGATCAAGAGCGTGATCATTCGGCAGCCTCCGCGAACAGATCGCGCATCCGCTCATCCTCTGGATCCTCTGCTGGCGCCCACGAGGTGAACAGCGGGCAGTCGGCCTCGAGGCGGCGCTGCGCCATGCCGGCGTAGGTCAGGGAGAGGTCGATGCCGATGCAATTGCGCTGCAGGCGATCGGCGACCAGGGCGGTTGTTCCGGAGCCGAGGAATGGGTCCAAGACGGTGCAAGGCTGCACGCCGATGCAGATGCACGGCTGATGTCCGCATCCCAAGCCGCTGCAATCGTAGTTGGCTTGGCACTGGCAGGATGGCGCCCATCCGGTGGTGGTGGTCGCCACGCTCGGCCCCATGCGGATGTCATACTCGCCGCTCTCAGCTTGCTCTGATCCGGCATACTTGCCGTTGGGCTTGTTGCCAGCACGTCCGCTGCCGCTGGTGAACGCAACAGAGCGCTCCGTCACCCTGACCCAAGGCGCGCCGCAGGCCGCGCAACATCCCTTTTCAGACGTGCCAGCCTTGATGCAACGCTCGACCAACTCCGGCGGATAGGTGGCAAAGTGCGCCTCGGGGAAGGCGTGCGTGGCGATCGTCCAGACATTACGAAGATTGCGGCCTCGCGTCCCATCGCAGTTATAGACCGAGGCTCCGTCGTTGCGAACAGGCACACGCCCAAAGCGCAGAGGCTCAACCCGCCCAGTCGGCTCCTCCCGCACCGCGTCGGCATCGAAGAAATATCTCGCGGCCTTCGTCAGCAGGAACACGTGCTCATGGGCGGACGTTGGCCGGTCGGTGCAGCTCTCAGGCATTGGGTTGGGCTTGGCCCAGATGATGTCGGAACGAACCCACCACCCGTCGGCCTGCAACGCCAGCGCCAGACGCGCCGGCATCAGCAGCAGTTGCTTGCTGTTGTAACTATCTCCCATGTTCACGAACGCGCACGCATCGTCACGCATGACCCTGCGGATTTCGCGAAACACACCCACCATCGCGGCCAGATATTCGTCCGGCGTGGTCTCCAGCCCCAGCTGCCGGTCGATGCGACGCGCACCGCACTTGCCGCATACATGGCCATACGGCTCTGACTGATTGCGCTCGCCACCTTTCCAACTCTGGTTGTTGCTCCGATAGGCGCCGCCGTCATTCACATACTCAGCCGGCTTGTATACCGTCTTGATGTGATCGCACCCCTCCGCGCCGCCTTCCCACTGCGCAGTGCCGTAATCGCGCAGGCCGTAGTATGGCGGCGAGGTCACCACACAATGCACGCTGTTGCTGGGCAGCGTCGGCAGCACGTCCCTGCAATCGCCAGTGAGCAGCTGGATCGTCATTCGCTCGGCGGCGGTGCATCAAGCAGGTTGTCTGGCACGTTCGGCTCGGCATTGATGGTCGGTGGTGATTGTTCCTGCTGCAGCAGTTGCGCGCTGATGATCTGCGCGGCCAACAGATGCAGATGGATCGGCGAGCCGTCCGGCGAACCTTCAATGACCTGTTTGGGTTTGCCCCAGCCACGATCAAGGATCGCGATCGCGGCCGGCAGACGTTCCTTGGGATTGCGCAGGCAGACGATAAGGGTCTTGACCGCTTCTTCGGTATGCGCGCGGCACAAATCCTGTAACGAGCCGTCCTTTCGCTTCGGCGCGCCTTTCGGATTTCCGCTCTGGCCCGGCCGCCAACCGTTGCTAACAGGTGCGAGATTAAGTGCCATATCAGCGACTTGGTGGATTGGCCTCCCGCTGGGCGCGGGTCATTTTGTTGCGCTGCACACCTTGCTTGGTTGGCTTAACGGATCCTGGCTTCAGCGATCCGCTTTTTTGCAACGAAGCGACGGCAATGGGCCATGCGGATTTGGCTGGAACGCCACGGCTTTGTATACGACCGACGGTCTTGTCTAGCAGCCCTGGCATTCACCCCTCCTCTCTTGGCACGAGACAGTTCGCATCGACGGCGACTTCTCTGAGTTGGCCGAACAGCAAGATGGAGACGAGGACCATATTCTGCCCAATTGAGAGGATGACGGCGAGATGGCCCGCCAATGGCCCTGCGGCGAGGCTACACGGCGTTCCTG